AATAAAAATGTTTCTTTGTTCAGTAGAGAGTCTCTCAATAGATGGTTAGAAAAACAGGAGCAAGTGACAATAGGTCAGCTCGCGGATTTTGATTTTGTTGACTTGCCAGCAGTTGATCAGTACAGACACATGATCAAAGCACAACCTAAGCAGAAACTGGACACTTCAATCCAAACGGAGTACCCAGCTTTGCAGACGATTGTGTACCATTCAAAGAAGATCAACGCAATCTTCGGCCCATTGTTTAGTGAGCTCACAAGGCAATTACTGGACAGTGTTGATTCAAGCAGATTTTTGTTTTTTACGAGAAAGACACCGGCACAGATTGAAGATTTCTTTGGAGATCTCGACAGTCACGTACCGATGGATGTCTTGGAGCTGGATATATCAAAGTATGACAAATCTCAGAATGAATTCCACTGTGCGGTAGAATACGAGATCTGGCGAAGATTGGGTTTTGAAGATTTCCTCGGAGAAGTTTGGAAGCAAGGGCATAGGAAAACCACCCTCAAGGATTATACCGCAGGTATTAAGACATGCATTTGGTATCAAAGAAAGAGTGGGGATGTCACGACGTTCATTGGAAACACTGTGATCATTGCTGCATGTTTGGCCTCGATGCTTCCGATGGAAAAAATAATCAAGGGAGCCTTTTGCGGTGACGATAGTTTGCTGTACTTCCCAAAGGGTTGTGAGTTTCCGGATGTACAACATTCCGCGAATCTTATGTGGAATTTTGAAGCAAAACTGTTTAAAAAACAATATGGATACTTTTGCGGAAGGTATGTGATACATCACGATAGAGGATGCATTGTGTATTACGATCCTCTGAAGTTGATCTCGAAACTCGGTGCTAAACACATCAAGGATTGGGAACACTTGGAGGAGTTCAGAAGGTCTCTTTGTGATGTTGCTGTTTCGTTGAACAATTGTGCGTATTACACACAGTTGGACGACGCTGTATGGGAGGTTCATAAGACCGCCCCTCCAGGTTCGTTTGTTTATAAAAGTCTGGTAAAGTATTTGTCTGATAAAGTTCTTTTTAGAAGTTTGTTTATAGATGGCTCTAGTTGTTAAAGGGAAAGTGAACATCAATGAGTTTATCGACCTGACAAAAATGGAGAAGATCTTACCGTCGATGTTTACTCCTGTTAAGAGTGTCATGTGTTCCAAAGTTGATAAAATAATGGTTCATGAGAATGAGTCATTGTCAGAGGTGAATCTTCTTAAAGGTGTTAAGCTTATTGATAGTGGGTATGTTTGTTTAGCCGGTCTAGTCGTTACGGGCGAGTGGAATTTGCCTGACAATTGCAGAGGAGGTGTGAGCGTGTGTTTGGTGGACAAAAGGATGGAAAGAGCAGACGAAGCCACGCTTGGATCCTATTACACAGCTGCTGCAAAGAAAAGATTTCAGTTCAAGGTCGTTCCCAATTATGCTATAACCACGCAGGACGCGATGAAAAATGTCTGGCAAGTGTTAGTCAATATTAGAAATGTGAAGATGTCAGCGGGTTTCTGTCCGCTTTCTCTGGAGTTTGTGTCGGTATGTATTGTTTATAGAAATAATATAAAATTAGGTTTGAGAGAGAAAATTACAAACTTGAGAGACGGAGGGCCCATGGAACTTACAGAAGAAGTCGTTGATGAGTTCATGGAAGATGTCCCTATGTCAATCAGGCTTGCAAAGTTTCGATCTCGAACCGGAAAAAAGAGTGATGTCCGTAAAGGGAAAAATAGTAGTAGTGATCGGTCACTGCCGAACAGGAACAGTAGAAATGTTAAAGAATTTGGAGGAATGAGTTTTAAAAAGAATAATTTAATCGATGAGGATTCGGAGACTTACGTCGCCGAATCGGATTCGTTTTAAATATGTCTTACAATATCACAACTCCATCTCAGTTCGTGTTCTTGTCATCAGCATGGGCCGACCCAATAGAGTTAATTAATTTATGTACTAATGCCTTAGGAAATCAGTTCCAAACACAACAAGCTCGAACTGTCGTTCAACGACAATTCAGTGAGGTGTGGAAACCTTCACCACAGGTAACTGTTAGATTCCCTGATAGTGACTTTAAGGTGTACAGGTATAATTCAGTATTAGACCCGTTAGTCACTGCACTGTTAGGTGCTTTTGACACTAGAAATAGAATAATAGAGGTTGAAAATCAGGCGAACCCGACGACTGCCGAAACGTTAG